TTTGTCTGCAACGATTTGATTAACGCCGCATCATCCGCCCGGTACTTTTTATATTCGGATAATTTCAACTCCAAATTTCCAACCTTTGCGGCATTCAAACTATCCTTTGTTTGATAGGTTCGGACGTCCTGCAACAACGTTTCGGTATTGCTCCGGTATTTGTCCCGTTCGACGGTCAAATTATTAATGCGCTTTTGTTGGAACCAAAAGGCGGCGGCAACTGCCATAATGATTGCCGCCAATATTATATACTTTTTCATGCGTTTGCCGTGTAAATGATTAACGAACTATTCGGCGTTTTGCTCAATGTTAAAACGTAATGTCCGCCCGCCATTTCAACCGTACTATTTATTTCGTCCTCGTTAATCTCCAATTGTGCAAAGGAAATTACGACGCCCGAAATATATACTTTTGGTATGTTGTGCAACGGGTCGGCGTTTACGGCGTCAATAAATGCGTCTATTTCCGCCTGTGGGTTCGTTACGTTTTTCGTATTTTCTTGGTTGTTCTCAACCGTAACCGTAAAAACGTCCTCGCAATCTGCAATAATAGCGGATAACAACGGGGCAATACTAATTCCCGCTTGGTTCCCTTGATTGGCAACCAATTGTTCCAAATACTCCTTTTTGTCTTTTTTCGTCATACTGATAAAAATTAAATGTTACTATATTCAATTGCCACATCAAAACACGGGCATTCTTTTATATACTCCCACGGCTCAATAATTCCGTCGCCGTTCAAATCCGGGCTATAATCCCGGTGTCCCTTAATGGTTGCATCCGGGAACATACAAGCTAACCGGGATAACAACCATATTAAAGCCTCTTTTTGTTCCGGGGTGCGTGTGTCCGCTCCTTTGCCGTTGGCATCCAATCCGCCGACGTAACAAATACCAATCGACCGGGAATTTTGCCCGGACACGTGCGCCCCAATCTCCGATAAGTAACGCCCGGTTTCAATTGTTCCATCCGGCAATACAACAAAGTGATAACCGCAAATTCGCCCGCTTTGCGGTTGCTTTTTAAAACCCCGTTGTTTGTGCCAACCGTCGATAATATCAACGTTGACTTTTGCGCCGGGCTTTGTTGCGCTACAATGTACGATTAAATCCGTAATCGTCCGGTTTGCCTTTTGACTTTGCAAATAGGTTAAAATTTCGCTTTGGTTCATTGTTTGCCCTCCTTTTCTTTATCGTTAATAATATCGCTATCGTGTTCCCGTTGGTATCTCTCAATTATCGGTTGCCAATATCCCGGCAATACCCGTGTAAATTCCAACCGGATAACGTGGTAAATAATACGCAACGCAACCTTTGTGGGATATGCTTTAATAAGGTTGCGGAATGCGTTTTGCAAATACACATACATAAAAACATAAGTAAGCGATTTAATTACTACTTTGGCGGCTTCATTATCGCCACATTGCAGCATTACCGAATAAATAACGTATATAATAGTAACGTACAAAAGCAATTCCGCCAAAGCGTTTTTAAACTTACTGAAACGAAAGTTTTTGCAATGTCTTACGCTTACCCCATCCGCCCGCATACCCGACCAAATATTGAAAGCAAACATTATAATCAATGCGTACATAAATCCAGCCGTTGGGATTAAATAGGCTAAAACCGGGCTTAACGACGTGGCGAATATCATACGCCATTGTTCCCAATTTATAATTCTTTCCATATATAAAATATTTTTTATTATACTAATGCATCATTTCTTTTAGAAATCTTACAAGCATATCTCCTTCTCTATTAGCTATAGGATTTGTATTACCCAACACGTTTGTATTTTCTATATCTACCCAGTGTGTTCCATCTATACAATAATTAGTGTAATTTTCAAATGTTAATCCTACACCGTTATATAAATCAATAACTTGTAAGTTATATTTATCGGCAATTTTATTCATTAATTCATCAAGTCTATCAAAGATTTGTTTTCTATTTGCTCTTGCCGTCTTTGGGTTTTGTTCACTTTTCCAAACTCCTTTTTTATCCATGCCGGCAGAACCTGTCAATAGTCCAGTGCATGTAATTGGAGAATTTGCAAGTATTATTTTTGCATTAGGATTAGCCTCTAAAATTTGTTCAATATATGCGCAATATACAGACGTCATATTGAATTTTTGATACTTAGTTTGATTATCCAATAAATCAAATGCTTGTATTTTTTGCTGCGCTACTTCTTCATCATCTCCATATGATGGATAATTATCTAATACATACTGCACATCTTCATTTTCTATAGACTGATAATCATATTGCCCTTTACTGCTTTCAGATTGTGAAATACCTGCATCACTATCATTAGTCGATACACAAAATATATAAAAATCTGTATTATTATTCAACACTAATTTTCTTATATCCCATGTATAAAGCCATGATTTTGTTACGGGGTCAACAGAAATGCTTCCTCCAGCCCATCCCATTTTATGACCTCCATAAGCTGCCATAAAACACGGCATACCTAATCTATCTGCAACATTTAAATACTGCAATCCTGAGTTAAATTCACTATCTCCGAATATGGTAAATGATTTTCCTGCTATCATTGGATAATTTAATCTTTGTCTGCTTATAAATATTCCATTTTCGGGGTCAATCGGCTTTTCCGATATGCAGAAATTATACAATTTTATTCTAGAAATCGGGTTATTAGAACTTATATTAAATCCCCAGTCAAATATTGAATTTAAACGGCTAGCATAAATTTCAAACCTTAGTATAGCAATACCGTCGTCCGTAACTTTTAATACGTGCGCTTTTGCATTTTCATAATCATTACTTACTGTTATCTTTAACCCATCTGATAACAGTTCTAACGGTTCAAACAAACGTGCACTAGAATTTCTAAAATAAAGAATTTGCGCTACTTCTGAAATCTTAATTCCAAACTGAACATAACATTTTTCTGTACTATCGAACAAAACATGATAATACCCCGAATTTATACGAAATGTATTTTCATAATTTGGCTCAATTAAACTTTCTGCTGTAAGTTCCAAATCTACCGAATTACCATTATTATTTACTAGTAATTCAGCATCTGAAATACTTTTCTTATATACTTCCACTCTACATGGTGTTTTTACAGCTGCCTCGTTAATACGTCCTTTTTTACCTTGAATCTTTGTATCACCCAAAACCACAGAATATCCATAATTATATGCCGAATAATCTTTATTATAATCATATTTATCTGTAGTTGTCAATATAGGGTCAATAACTGCCAAATCTACTAACAATTTATTATTAGCCGTTATATAACCACAGCTAAAACTACAGAATAAATTACCGTATCGAATAGATAATTCTTTTTCAAAATAGACGTGAACAAATTTTTCTCCGCTATCATATTTTATTTCTTTGTCAATATAATATTTTATTTCGCCTATTACTGAATTTGATATTGTGTACTCTAATGGGATTTCAGGAGATGCATTACTATAATCAGTTGTGTTTAACAATTGGAATTTAAAAGACGCCTCATTATAGGAAATACCAACCGGATATTGTTTGCCTAAAGCAAATGTAAAAGTAATTCCTTTTACAAGTCCAGTACTATTTTCAAAATATACCCATGCCGAAAATGATAAATTTGGAACCTCCCTAACTCTTATTTCTCTTTTTACCTCAATTTGCACGCTTTCTCCCAATTCTTTACTGAAAAAGAATTGCTTCTTTCCCCAAAATATTTTTGGATATGAAATAGGAACATCTGTTGGGTATATATGCTTTACCTTATTTGCGTTTGATAAATAGCTTTCTATTTCCCTATATAGTTCAGTTCTTTTATATATAGGATTAAATAAGTTATCTTTATATATTTCAAATTTAGTATTCTCAAACTCTAAATTATTTTCACTTTGTTCATTGTCTTTTATTTCTACTATGCTTTGTTCACTAAAATAGGCATCAAATAAAGGGCAACGGTTAAAAATATTTTCAGACAAAGCAAATCTTTCAAAATTCCCTCCATTAGAAGATGTAACAAAGGTACCATATTCCCTATTAGATGGTATTAAAGCTATCCAACCATGATACCCCGAATTATTATATTCAGACAACTCTATTATAGTTAAATCAGTAATATTTTTACTTACTTTAGAGTTAGTTATATCATTCCCGTTTAATGCTAGTCTTATGGCTAAATCAGTTCTTAACGTTTCTAATCTACCAAGATATATTTGGTCGGTCTTTTCTCCTTTATCAAGCCATATCCCAAAAAACACTTTTTTTGCTTCGTCCCTTGATAGCCCCGTTTTATTAACTTCATTTGTATAAAATGTAGCTGAATCAGCAAATGGGAAGTAAGGATTCATATTTGCTCCAGCCTTTTCAATTTTTAATTCTAGTTTGGCAATTTTTGAAGATATTGCAATACCTGAATCAATCTTAGCCCAATTATTATTTTTATTAGTAAATATTAGAACTTGGTCGGTCAATTCTACGCCTCCGAAATTAGAGTAAATTCCGGGCGTTGCCGCCAAATAAAAAACGTTTTGGTCAGGTGTTCCCGGATTTGTTTCGGGTTTTGCTAATCCAGCAAATGTTGAATTACTACCGACTGTTGAAATAATTGTCAATAATGTGTTTTGCATTATTGACCCGGTAATTTCTTGATTCCCGTTTGTTTTAATAACATCTGAAACCGCTTGTTTTAGTTGTTCATAATTTCCCATAATCTAATTAATTTAATTGTTGTCAAAATCATTATTGAAATCTTCGTTAA